TTCACCATCGGCTAACCGTACTGTTACAGTGCCTGATGCTACCTTTACAGTAGCTGGGTCAGACGCTGCACAGACCTTCACAGCCTCACAGCGTGGTACTGTCACTACTGACAACGATGGTTCGTTTGACATGAACGTGACTAACAACTTCAAGTGTACTCCTACAGGCTCTATTACGCTGACCTTTACTAACATCACTGCTGGTCAGTCTGGATTTATCCTGTTAGTCAACGGATCTAACTACACAGTATCTGCTCATGCTAATACCAAGGTAGCCACTGGTGCGTTAGCTACTATGTCTGCTACTGGGACATACCTACTTAGTTACTTCTCTGACGGTACTAACGTGTTTGTTGTCAACTCTGGAGCACTAGCTTAATGGCTGTTCTACCTACGGGCATTGGCCCAGTCACTGGCTACAATGTTGAGCGCAGTCTCAGGTTCAATAGCGCAGACACGGCGTATCTGAACAGAACTCCTGCGGGTGCGGGAAACCGTAGAACTTGGACTTGGAGTGGTTGGGTTAAGCGGAGTGCGCTTGGGTCAATTCAAGCAATGTTTGCCGTGTTTGATTATGCTTCTGGTGGAGCAACAAATAATCAGCACGGGATTAGATTTACCTCATCTGACACAATAGAGTTTTGGAATTATTCTGGAGCATATGCTGGTCAGAAAATTACAACTCAGGTGTTTCGTGATGTTTCTGCTTGGTACCATGTGGTGGCAATTTGGGACACTCCTAATGCAACCGCTTCAAATCGCATGAGATTGTACATAAACGGTTCTGAAGTAACCGTCTTTGGAACATCTTCTGACCCAACACAAAATACAGACGGTCATATAAATCGTGCTTTTTTACACACGATTGGTACATTTTATGACCCTGACTTTGGTTCTCCAACAAATTTGCTTAACGGCTACCTCACCGAAGTCAACTTCATTGACGGTCAAGCCCTAACGCCATCCTCATTCGGTGAAACAGACTCCAACACAGGTGTATGGAAGCCTAAAGCCTACACAGGCACATATGGCACTAACGGGTTCTTCCTCAAGTTTGCTGATAATAGCAACACCACCGCTGCAACGCTAGGCAAGGACAGTTCAGGCAACGGTAACAACTGGACACCTAATAACTTCTCTGTAACCGCTGGTGCTGGCAATGACTCCTTAGTAGATTCGCCCACGGCCTACGGAACCGATACTGGTGTTGGTGGTACGGTGCGTGGGAATTACTGTACGTTGAATCCGTTGCAATCTGGAACTACAAACTTAACATTATCAAATGGAAACTTGTCTGTTTCTCAAGGCAACACAACATCAGAAATTACAAGAGGAACGATTGCGTTACCAACAACTGGGAAATGGTACTGGGAAGCAACTGTAACATCTACAAGTCCTAGTTTGCCCGGGATTGGAATTATTAATATTGCAAACACAAGTGCGGCTTTGGCGGCTGGCGTTTATACATATACGGGAGTAGCAAGTGCATCCTATAACAACGGTTCATTTGTAAATTACGGCGCAACATTTACGAATGGTGATGTAATTGGTGTTGCGTTTGACGCTGACGCAGGAACTTTGGTGTTTTACAAAAACAACTCTAGCCAAGGAACTTTTGTTTCTAGCTTGACTGCAACATACGCACCAGCAATTGTTGGCAGACAGAACGGAACTGGCGGGTCGTGCGATATCAACTTCGGTCAAAGAGCCTTTGCCTACACCGCCCCCTCTGGCTTCAAAGCACTCTGCACACAGAATCTGCCTACGCCGACTATCGGTGCAACTAGCACGACACAGGCAAATGATTACTTTAATATAAAGACTTACACAGGAACAGGAACACAACAAAGTCTTACTGGTGTCGGCTTTCAGCCAGATTTTATTTGGTTTAAAAGCAGAAGTGCTGCTGTCAATCACGCTCTAATTGACGCTGTTCGTGGACGAAGCAAGTTACTTTTTTCTAGCCTTAGTGATGCAGAAGCAACATCTACAACAACAGCAAAAGACTTAGTGTCGTTTGACGCAGATGGCTTTACTGTTGGTGTTCCCGAACAAAATGGTTCAATCAATAATAGCGGCGCTTCTTTAGTGGCATGGAACTGGAAAGCCAACGGTGCTGGCTCCTCTAACACGGCTGGCACTATTACCAGCACAGTCAGCGCAAGCACTACTAGCGGGTTCTCGATTGTTACTTATACGGGCACAGGGTCTAACGCTACGGTAGGTCATGGGTTAGGTGTAGCGCCTAGTATGGTGATTGCAAAAGTTAGGTCAAGTGCTGGTGATGATTGGACTGTGTATCACACATCTATCGGTGCAACTAATCGTGTAATGCTAAACTTAACAAATGCAAGCGCCGCAAGTACCGTTTGGAACAATACAGCACCAACCAGTTCGGTGTTTTCTGTTGGAACGATTGGCGATACTAATAGATTGAACGCCACAATCGTCGCCTACTGCTTCGCACCCGTGGCTGGCTATTCTGCCTTTGGTTCGTATACTGGCAACGCATCTACTGACGGGCCGTTTATTTACACAGGGTTTAGGCCAAGGTTTGTGATGTTCAAAAACACAACGGACAACACAACATCATGGATTATTTTTGACACAGCAAGAAGCACATACAACATCATGGGTGAGCGTCTTGACCCCGACTCATCTGCTGCGGGGAGCGCATTTAGTTCGCTTGATTTCTTGTCAAATGGTTTCAAAATGCGTGCAAACAACGGCTTGAATCAATCTGGCAACACAATCATCTACGCAGCCTTTGCCGAAAATCCCTTTAAGTATTCTCTTGCGAGGTAATTATGTTTCAACTAAACGGTAATCCAATCTCAATCGACTCTGAACAAGTCATCGGTGGTATACGCTATCCACACCTGCGTGACCCTGCCCTGCGTGAGCAACTAGGCGTGGTAGAGGTAGCAGACCCTGAGCAGTATGACCAACGCTTTTACTGGGGCGTAGGCAATCCTAAACTCCTGAATGACCGTGAGGAGTCTGACGAGGAAGGTAATCCTCTTTATGTCAAAGTCTTGGGTACAGTCAATGGTGAGCCTGCTATGGTTGACTCAGCAGAGCGTCTAGTAACCAAGGGACTCAAGAGCCAATGGACTGCACAGGTCAAGGACACGGCTGGCAAGCTGTTGGCACAGACTGACTGGATGATTGTACGCAAGGCTGAGAGAAACATCGATGTACCTGCTGCAGTGGCTACGAAGAGAGCCGCTATCGTTGCTGAGTGTGACAGGTTAGAAGCTGCTATTGCTGCCTGTACAGATGTAGAAGCACTTATTGCTGTGGTTAGCAACCAAAACTGGGGTGAATAATGTCATCAGTAGACCAAGTTAAAGGACAACTTGACACCCATGAAGCAGTGTGCGCTGAACGCTATGCAGGCATCAACGCTAGGCTAAAGAGACTAGAACAGATCCTGCTGGGAACTACTGGTTTCATCGTAATTCTGTTACTCAGTTTAGTTCTTAAAGTAGGTTAATATGAGCAGAAAAGTATCCGCTGTTACAACCAAGACCACTACTGCCAAGGAAACTATTCTTACGGTTCCTACCAAGAATACTGGTCTTTGGCAGTTAATGTATATCATTAGTCTTACTGGTAACGATACTCCAAAGGTCTACTGGTACGACTCTTCTACCAACACTGAGTACTTTATTGTTGGTGGTAAGAACTTAGGTGCTGGTGAGTTTATTAGATTAGACGGACAGGCAGAGGTAGTAATGCAAGCTGGTGATGAGATTCGAGTACAGAACTCAGGAACTAATACAGTAACTTACATAGCAACTGTAGAGTTCATGCCTGAAATGACAGTTCAGTTCCAATTCTAAAGGAGAATAGTATGCCAATGGTAGACGGAAAGAAATACCCTTACACTAAGAAGGGCAAACAAGCAGCAGCTTCGGCTAAGATCAGTAAGCTTCGTAAAGAAGGTATGCCACAGAAGCAGGCAGTAGCTGTTGGCCTAGCCATGACTGGTATGTCTAAGAAGAAGACTAAGAAAGGTTCTTCTCGTGGCTACTAAGCCGGGACTATATTCAAATATCTGGGCCAAGCGTAAGCGGATAGCTGAAGGATCTGGTGAGAAGATGCGTAAGGTCGGCTCTAAAGGCGCTCCCACAGCTAAGGCATTTAAACAAGCTAAGAAGACTGCGAAGAAATAATGGTAAAGAAGGTATATCAGAATCCAGAAGGTGGCTTAAACGCCAAAGGTAGAGCATACTTCAAAAACAAGGAAGGCGCTAACCTGAAGCCTCCAGTGTCTGCTAAAGAGGCTGCTAAGTCTCCTAAGAAGGCAGGGCGTAGGAAATCCTTCTGCGCTCGTATGAGTGGTGTGCCGGGGCCTATGAAGGATGAAAAGGGTAGACCCACCCGTAAAGCATTAGCACTAAGGAAATGGGACTGTTAAATGGCTAACAAAACTTATCTAGAACTAGTCAATGATGTGTTGATTAGGCTTCGTGAGAACGAGGTTACTTCTGTCAATGATACTACCTACTCAAAATTAATTAGTAAGTTTGTTAACGATGCTAAGAGACAAGTAGAAGACGCATATAACTGGAATGCTCTGTCTGAGACTCTTACTGTTTCTACTACAGCTAACCTGTTTAACTATGTTATGACTGACGCTGGTATTCGATTTAGAGTCTTTGATGTTTTAAATGATACAAGCGATTGGTTTATGGAAAACGCTTCTACTAGTGACATGAATAATTGGTTTCTAAATCAAGCTCCTGAACTAGGATCTCCTCGCTACTATAACTTTAACGGTGTAGATTCTAATGGAGATACACAGGTAGATCTATATCCTATTCCTAATGGAAACTATATTCTTAACTTTAACATCATTAAGCCACAAGCAGAACTAACATTAAATAGCACTCAGATCAAGGTTCCAGCAGAGCCTGTTATATTCTTAGCATATGCTAAAGCATTGGCAGAACGTGGTGAAGATGGTGGATTAAAAAGTTCTGAGGCTTATGGTTTATACTTAACTTCTTTATCAGACCATGTAGCTAATGAAGGCAACCACTATCCAGATGAATTTACTTGGGATGCTGTCTAATGGCTTCTCCTTCGCAAACCGCTAGTATTGCAGCACCCGGATTCTTTGGACTAAACATCCAAGAGTCTGCAGTATCGTTGTCTTCTGGCTTTGCGCTAGAGGCTAACAACTGTGTCATTGACCGCTATGGTCGTATGGGTGCTCGTAGAGGCTGGACACCTGTAAACTCAGCAGTTAACACAGACTTAGGCGCTGCTAACCCAGTAGAGTTTATGTTTGAGTTAACTGACAACGGATCTAGTCAGTTCCTTAGTGCTGGTAACAATAGACTGTTTACTGGTACTACGACTATGACCACTAAAGCTGTGCGTAATCAGGCTAACAGTGCAGACCTAGCATACACGATTACTGGTAACAACTGGCAAGGGGCTGCTCTGCCCTATGGTGATGGCTCTGCTGCAGAACCTCATGCCTATCTAGTTCAGTCTGCTCACCCAATGCTGATCTACCATCGTATGTCTACTCCCGGCACAGGAGCTACCTTTACAGTCTCTACTGTCTCTAGCGGTGCTATCACTGGCTTGACAGTAACTGCTGCTGGATCAGGCTACAATGTCGGAGATATCCTTACTCTGTCTGGTGGAACCACTGCCGCTACGGTTACTGTGGCTACCTTGTCTGGTACAGGTGTGGCTACTGTAACGATTACTACTGGTGGTGCTGGATACACAGTCTCTGATGCCCTTACTAGCACAGTAACAACGTCTGCTAATCCACACTCTCACACAGGATCATACGGCTTCCAGAGGCTCGGTGACATCGGGTCAATGCCTTTGGGGTATTCTGTTGGTGACTTCGCCCCTAACTGCGCTTTAGCAGCTTATGGACGTATCTGGGCAGCAGACATAGCAGGAGACCCACAGACGGTCTACTTTACTAGGTTACTGGACGGATCAGACTTCCAAGGTGGAGACTCAGGCTCTCTGTCCTTGAACACTGTATTCCCTAACACAGACAAGATAGTTGCTATTGCAGCGCACAACGGATTCCTTATTATCTTTGGTCGTAATAACATTGCTGTCTATGCTAACCCTATCGATGTGACAACACTGACCTTAGCTGACTATATCCCTAATGTGGGCTGTATCGCTAGGGACTCTGTTCAGAGTACTGGTACGGATATTATCTTCTTGTCTGATTCTGGGGTTAGAAGCCTGCAGCGGGTTATTCAAGAGAAGTCCTTGCCTATGCGGGATATCTCTAAGAATGTACGGGATGAGCTAATGACTAGCGTAGCCTCTGAGACAGCAGCTAATATCAAGTCTGTCTACTATGACAGGGATGCCTTCTACCTTCTTAGCTTGCCAATTACTAAGTCAGTATATTGTTTTGACATGAGGACTCCTCTACAGGATGGTGCAGCTAGGGTTACCACTTGGAGTAGTATCGAACCAAAATCTTTTATTGTAACTAACTCTAAAGACCTATACCTTGGTAAACCCGGATACATTGGCAAGTACTACGGTCATGCAGACAATGGGGCTGAGTATCGATTTAGCTACTATACCAATTACTTTGACTTTGAACAGCCCACCATTGAAAAGATAATGAAGCAGATTGGATTTGTAGTTATTGGTGGTTCTAATCAAAACGTAGCTGTCAAGTGGGGCTTCGATTATAATGAAAATTACTTTGCTTTTACGAAAAAACTTGACACGGCTGTAGTTTACGAGTATAATATAGGGGAATATAATATTGCTGAGTTCTCAGACGGTATTGTTCTAGACAAGTTCAAGATACAGGCTGGTGGTACAGGGTCTGTTATGCAGATTGGTCTAGAGGCTGAGATCAATGGGAACCCTATCTCTATCCAGCGGATTGATATATATATTAAACAAGGAAAACAAGCATGAGTAACTATGTAAAAGCTACTAACTTTGCTGTCAAGGATGGCCTATCCACTGGCAACCCAGCCAAGATCATCAAGGGTACAGAGATTGATACCGAGTATAACGCTATCGCCTCTGCTATCTCGTCCAAGGCTGACCTAAATAGCCCTACCTTTACAGGGACTCCAGCGGCTGCTACAGCCTCTGCAGGAACCAGTACTACCCAGATAGCCACCACAGCCTTTGTAACCACTGCTATTGCCGCTGCTACGGCTGCCCTAGTACCCGCTGGTATGATTATGATTTGGTCTGGCTCAGTGGGTTCTGTGCCTTCTGGGTGGGTACTCTGTAACGGCTCTAACAGCACCCCAGATCTACGGGATAAGTTTGTTATCGGTGCTGGTAATTCTTATGCTGTAGCTGCTACTGGTGGTTCTAAAGATGCTGTAGTGGTAAGCCACGCCCACACTGCTACCACCTCTCTTACCGACCCCGGACACACTCACCTCGCAGGTGTTCACTCTGTAACTGGTCCCGGTAACAACGGTGGAGGATGGTTTGTTGGTCCGAATAATGGCCTTGGGTTCATAGGTAACATGACTACTTCAACCACAGGGATATCTGCTTCCACCTCAGTTAGCACAGAGGGTGTCTCAGGTAACAACGCTAACCTGCCACCATACTATGCCCTTTGCTACATTATGAAGACTTGATGCAAAAGTTTCCAGTAGTAAATAGACAAGAATATATAATGTACTTGGAGTTGTTTAGTAACTTATACTGGCTTCATACTGATGTGTTTAAGTGGTCAGCAGAAATAAAGAAACATTATATTAAAGATTTAAACCAGCTTCAATCACTACTCAATGCTCCTCTATACGCAATGATAGACAATGATAAGCTTAGTAAGTTTAGTAAAACGATAGGATTCAAATACTTAAAAAATTTGATAGGAAACGATGGAAATGTTTATCAGATTGATATTAGGAGTGTA